TTTTGGTTGTTTAGACCCTTTTGGTTTCTTTTTTGTTCCGAACCATACTGCTAAATCTTCCTTAAGTGGTCCAACTGCTTGTCGGATTATTTTTTCAGGAGATTCAACTCCAGCAATATTACTTCCATCTTCATCATTTTGACCTGTATAAAAACTTTTTAAATATTCATTAACTTTAGCAATAATATCCGTTCTCTTTTCAATCCTTGCCCTTTCTTTGGGAGTTTCTTTAAAATCACCATCAGCTTCTTCGTAGGCCAATTCGGCATTATTGTAACTATAGACAGAATCTGTGAATGGAGCAATTTGTTTTTCTTTCCACGGTTGTGGAGATAAAACTATCGGTACTTTAAATGAACCTGCATTTCCTGAACCTGTGACTTCACTAATCCTATTTCTTTTCATATACTTATAAATATAACATTAATATATTATGGAAACAGAAAAACAACCAATTGCACATCTTTTTGAGGATGTTGCAATATATAAAACTGAAGATATTGAAAATTTAATTGACAACTTAACTGAAGAACAGGCAAAGTTTATGTTGATTAGAGCGGTTCAAATGGCGTATAGAAATGGATTATATTCCCTTACAGAAGCTGAAATAGTTTCAAAGTCACTTAGAGTATTAAAATAAAAAAAAATAGTCTCACGGGACTCTTTTTTTTTATTAACATGATATTTATATTAAAAGTAAAATGAAAAAGACAATACGTTTGACAGAATCTGACTTGATTAATATTATAAATAAAATAATATTAGAACAAAATGACCCATCGAGTCCATCCGCCACTACAGACAAGTATAAAGACACAGGAAAAACTTTTAAGTTTCAACAAGTTACTAAGGAACTAATGCCCAAATATTTGCAATGGTATCAGGGAAGTAGTTACCCTGAAATTCAAGAATATATTAGTAAAACTTACGGGATTCCACGTTTATTTGACCCAAAATCATTAGAAACACCAGGACCAGGAGTAAAAAATAATTCATACAAATTTAAACAATTTTTAAATGCGGTTAAATCCTCACTCACTGCGGCGGCAAAAGATAATTATAATGGTTACTTGTTTGGTAAAAATTATGATTTTACCCAATTAGGTGGAGTTGAGATTATGGGAGATAAGTTAGACCAAGATTGGATGTCAACCCTTGAGGATGGTTTACCTATAATAGGAACCTTATCTGAATTTAAAAAATTTGTCAGTAAGGTAATTACCTCAAGAAGAAAGGCTATTGGATTGAAGGATTAATAGTATAATCCATAGGATACCCAAAATAACCTTTCTGAATTGTAATATCGTCATCTAATGCAGTTACAATAACAATTTTCTTATTGGTTCCTTTTTCATTCCCAATACCTAATCTATGCGGTTTATTGTTTGGTTCAATAAATTCAATGTATACCCATCCATCTTTATTATCGTAAGCGCCCTCAATTATTTTAATAGTTTTCTTACCCACAGTAAAAACTTTCTTTTCCAAATCTATTTTCCAAACATTTTTTGGAAAAACATAACATTTAAAATATTTGAACTTATCTAGTCTTGCAGCTTCATTAACATCCAAGTTTGATGGACATTTGAAAGGTTGGATTGTGTCCAATACAAACGAGTATGTTTGAGATTGTAGTGATAGTGTAGTTAGTGTCAAAAAAGAAACGAGAATTAATATTTTTTTCATAATGATTAAGATTTAGAATACAAAGATAATATAATTTTTTTAATTATTAAAAATTTTATTTGATTTACGAATATTTCTTTATTCCGTGATGTATTTTACCAAAATTTCAGCAATTTATTTCAAAAGTTATTGATGCCAGAAGAAGAGCTATTGGATTACTTAAATAATACTTTTTAAACCTATTGGATACCCAAAATAACCTTTTTGGTTTATAAGGTCTTTATCCAAAGTTGTTACAATAATAATGTCTTTATTAGTCCCTTTTTCAGTTCCAATACCCAATTTATAAAGTTCTCCTTTAGGACCTAAAAACTCAATATATACCCATTTTTCTTTTAAGTCAGACTCGGACCTAACAATATTAATAATTTTTCCCCTAACTTTAAATATTTTCTTTTTTAAGTCAATTGTCCAAACTTGTCTTTTAAATTTTTTTAAATCAAAATATTCAAATTTATTTAATACCACCGATTCATTAGGACTTAAATTTGCAGGACATTTAAATACTTGTATCATATCCAATTCAAATGAAATTACTTGGGAATATGATACAGAGGTTACAAACAATAACGAGATAATTACAAATATTTTTTTCATGATGATTACGATTTAGAATACAAAGATAATATAATTTTTTTAATCGTTAAAAATTTTATTTGATTTTCGAATATTTTCTTCTTCCCACAATGGTTGGAGATTATCTAATGACCAACATTTCATAAACTCATCATCGCCCATTTCTTGAAAGTTAAATGATGTAATAGGTTTTTTATGGTCAACATGCCATTCACCATAATTTTCCCATGTCATATTACCTGTAAATTGTTTTTCTAAATGTTGTATTAAATCTTCAGGAGTATATTTTAAGATATCAAAATAGTGTTTATTCTTTTCGACATTATTTTCCTTCAGTACCTGATATATTGCAGTTCTAAAATTAGAGATTAATTTATAGAGGGGGTCATTGGCTTTACGATTTCTTTCGTAATCACGTTTGATTTTTCTCCACTTATCAACATTTTCAGTTCTCCATTGTTTATGGTACTCTTTACGATGTTCTTTGTTTTGTTCGTACCATTTATCGTAATTTTTTCTTTTACGTTCTTTTGTTTCAGGTTTTGATTCGTATTTTTTTATCGCAACTTCTCTACCACCAATAAACCGTCTACCTGATGGACCTAACTTAACACCATTTTCTTTAAGTATTCTTATAACCTGTTGTTTATTTAATCCTACTTTTTCTGAGATTGTTTGACACCCAATTAAATCCTCATTATACATTTTAAGTATAATGTTAATTTCTTCTTCGGATGGAATATATTTTTTCATGTATATATAAATATAATTCATTCCCCCAAAAAATCAATTGTTTTTTTTTATTAAAAAAAAAAAGGAGACAATTTCTTGTCTCCTTTTAGTGTATTAATTAAGTGATTGATTATCTCAATTCTCTTAAGTCAAATGTTCTAACACCATCTACTGTAATCCTACCATAGAACCTGTTATTCACCATTTTTTTCGCGTATCTTGTCATAATACCTTTGATTGGTGTAAAGTTAAACGGATTGTACATTGTAGGTGTCAATTGTAATGGAACGTATGGTGCGTAAATGTACCCCGTATCTAATAAAGATGTTCCTTTGTGTCCCATTAACACTTGGTTAGGTGGGAAGTAAGGGTCTCTATATACTTGGTAACGACCAGCTAATGTTCCAACTCTTTCAATACCCATGTTGTATTGGTCTTGTTCAGGAGCCGCGTTTGATACGTGGAAATATTCCAAATCATCAAAAATAGCACTGATTTCAGAAGAAACAACTATCCAGTTTGCTCCACCTCTCAATGTAGATTTGTGGATTTGAGCTGAAATTTGGTTGATTGCTGTGATTAAAGTTTGGTTCCAATCTTTTTGAGTATAAGGAACTGCACTTGAACCAAGACGTTTCCAACCATTGTAATCCCATCTCAAGTTCCAAGCCGCACCTTTACGTAAATCTCTTAAGATTTCACGGTCGATTTCAGCAGCAACTTGCTCAGACAACAATGCTGTCAATTCAGCTTCAGCGTCAATGTTATGGAAAGCAGCAACGTCTTGTGCCATTTCAGGAGACCATTGAGCTCTTAATTTTCTTTCTGTTACAGAAACAGTTACTGATTGAAGGTCAAAAGAAACCTCACCAATTCTATCTTCAAACTCTAAGTTTTTGTAGATTCTGTATTTAGCTGTAAATGCGTTATCTGCTGCAGTTGATGAAGAGAATGTTGAACCTGTGTAACCGTCCATAGAACCACCACAAGTAATACATACTGGTACTTGTAAATCAACTTCTAAGTAAATTTTACCTTGAGCGTCACATAAGTTGTCATATTGACCACCATCAGTTTTACTGTTAGGGAAAGTTAAAGTTGCATTGTTATTACCATATTGTACGATACCTTTACCATATCTTTGAGTTACAACTCTAAATAAGTAAGGGTTAGTTGTGTTTGCCGAAGTGTAAACGTTACCCGCAACACCATAAACAGTTAAATCAGATAAGAAAGCCTCGTTATCCATTGGTTGACCATCAGGACCGATTAATTTACCCGCTCCATCAGATGCAAAACCTGACATAACGATTAACACTTTTCTGTAATCAGAAAGAGTATAAGCTGAAGGAACTAATGCATCAGCTAACCAAGCTACAGTACCAACTTCCGCAGTGATTGCTGAAAATTGTCCTTTAGAATAGTCAAATAAACCTGGTGGGTCTAATGCTGGTTCGTTACCTTCGTAGAATCTATCATAAAGGTCTTTAGTGTTGTTGTAGTCGTAACCACTGTTTGGTGTTTGACCAGCTGCAGCGTTTGGTGAACCGTACGGTGCGTAGTGAATACCGTTAGTTGCTGTAGACTCATCGGTATAAGACTGAATGTTAGGTACAAAGTAGAATAATTTACCGATTGGTAAGTTCATTGCTTGTACTGAAACGATGTCGTTTGCTAATAATTTAGAGAATACACGTCTAACGATTGGGAAAACCACTGTTTCGAATGCACCTGTGTCAGATGTAGATGATGCTTCGTTAATTAAGAACGATGCTTGGTTTTCGTATAATTGTGCTACGTTTTCTCTCATGTGACCTTTAAGACCCTCTAAGAATCCTAATTTGTCCCATTTGTTGATTGTGTCTTCTTTAATAACTTTAAGGTGTTTTAACCCGATGTTACCAACAAGACCTGATTCTAATAATGCTCCCATTTTAGTATTTGTTTTGTTTTAGATTTATTTTTATTATTACCCCAACTTACTAATCAAATCCTTCATTCTTAATAGTTGTGGATTCTCATAGGTTTTAGTTTCAATTAGAGTAGTTGATGAACCTGTAGATACAGATTTATTTAATTTAGTACCTACTGATTCGTTTATTGATTTTGTTTCTACCTTAGACAATTCATCTTTGACTGACTTATAAAGATTTTTAGATTCTTTTAAAGTGTCAACATTGTCAAATCTTCTAAGGATATTTATTTTTTCTTTTTTTGTAGTTGAATGTTCTGTGAACAATCTTGTAGCGTAAGCTAAGTTTGAGTTGAAGATTGCAACTTCATTAAGTTTTTCTCTGAAAACATTTAATGCTTTTCTGTATTCTTCATTTTTTTCTCTCAACATACTAACTTCTTCTTGAGTAGATTCAGTTTTAACACCATTTTTACCATAAACATAGTTTCTGTTAGGTGTTATACCTTTTCTCAATCCTCTACCTTCTTTAGAACCCATTCCGTAAGTTCTTGCTGCTTCCTTAGTTTCTTCTTTCTCGAAAGCCCTTCTTTTAAGAGTATCTCCCTTTTTAGTAGTGTAGTCTTCTTTACCTTTCATAGTTTTAGACTTGTCATCTTTATCCATCCCGTAATCACCTTCTTTAGTTTCAGCTTTTACTGTTTTGGATTTACCTTCCATGTTAGCACCTTTTTTATATTCAAATTTTGGTTTACCTGTTCCAACCGATTTAGGGCCTTGTTTCATACCTTCTTTAAATCCGCCAGTAGTTTTTTCATATTTGAATTTAGGTTTTCCGATACCAACACCTTTAGGTTTGTAGGTTTCATTGGTTAACTCTTCATCCATGTCATCATCTGAATACATTTCCATGTCGTCATCATCTGAATACATTTCCATGTCGTCATCATCTGAATACATTTCCATGTCGTCATCATCTTCCATCTCGATTTCGTAAACAACTTCATCCATGTCATCTTCTTCATTCATACCTGACATATCTCCACTAAAAATAGCATCAATTACATCATTAACTGTTTCATCTTCTTCGTACATTTCTTCGTCCATCATGTCGTACTCATCTTCCTCCATCATTTCTAAATCGTCTTCCATAGACTCACCAAGTTTAACAAGATATTCAACGTCAGAATCGTCATCAGTTAAATGAATTTCATTACCGTCTTTTTTAACAATAATTCCATCATTTTCACCCATCGCTTTAAATACTTTCAAAATTTCTTCATCAGAAGCATTTGTTAAGTCGATTGGCATTTCGTCTGAATCCATGTCTAAATCCATTTCCATGTCAGAATCTTCATCAGAATCCATATCCATGTCCATAGTCATATCTACGTCATCGTTATCAGCAGACATATCCATGTCAGCATCTAAGTCAACCTCAGTCTCGTCATCTTGTTCGGAAAGAGATTCTTTTACTAATTGATTGATTTCTTCCTTCATCGTTGAAGCAAGTATTCCTTTTGCATTTTCGGCTATCGCTTCTTCAACTTGTTTCATTTGAATAAGAGCCTCTTGAACTAATTTGTTTTCACTCATATAGGAAATATATTTATTTAACTAATAAATATTACCAAAAAATAAAAAATCCCATTTATTAACCGGGAAATGTTAATTTTTTAGATGTTTATGATTTTATTCTTTAATAAATATCTTCCAAGCATAAAAAAAGTGGTCGTTTTTGACCACTTTAGTTTAATTGACCTAAATAAGTCAATTTATTTTTGTTTTAGATTAATCAATAACCTCATCAATCTTACTTTCAGAAACTGAAGTGATTCTCCATTCGTGAGTAAACCCTTGATATTTTTCAGTAACTTTAGCCTCAACATCTGTCACCGAATAACCTTTAACAAGTTTTTCTTCTCTAATTTTTTTAATTTTACCACTGTTTTCATCAGGTAAATCATACTGAACTTTTGCAACAAAAAATTTTTCTTCCATATTTTAAATTTAATTTCCCAAATAATCGGTTAATTTTCTCATTAAGTCAAGTCCTTTAGATTGAAATTCTGAATTTTCAGGTGATTTATATTTTTTTTCTTCTTCTAAATTTTCTTCATATCTTTCTCTATCCTCAGGTTTAGTAAATAAATAAGCTCCCGGAGTTGATGGTGATGAAACCAAATCAAAACAAATTAATTCAAAATCATCTTGAACTTCGTTTCTTTCCCCAACCTTTTTTAAAGAACCTACTCCTCTCGAAGAAACTCCCATAGTTACACCTTGTCTCATAAGATTTGCTGCTTGGTCTCCCTTCGTCGATACAATACCTCTTTCGTGAAATCCTGGTGATGTTAATAACTTAAGTTTCCCCATTAGGATATTCTTGTCCCACCATATGTCTGTAATCATATGGGCCACTCTGTCTAAATCTATTAAAGATGATTCAGGGTGGTTAAGTTCTGAAGTTGATAAACCTTTAGCAATTGCCTTCTTATAGTTCTCAGCTTCTCTTTTTAATATTCTTTCAGGATAAAATCTTCCATTCCTATTTGGTGTATCGTA